CCGCCTGTTTGAGGCATGACTGTATTTAAACTGCCTGTTTCTGATTGTAGATTGGATATATCTTCTGCGTTTACATCGAGCGCGGCTTGCGCGTTGGTTGCAGATATTCCGCTAGTCGTATTGTCATAAACGACGAACCTTGCATCAGCTATGGAAATCCAGTTATTAGCATCATCAGTCGATGGGTCATTGCCTTCGTTGTCTGATGTTATTCCCTTGTATAAAACGCCTTGCTGATTAACTATGTCATTGGGATTAAAAGATTCTGCTGCATTCCAGAATTTAACTTGAAGAAGTTGAGACCAAAAAGGATTGTTGCCTGCGCTAAGGATAGGGTCGTTGCCTTCGTTTTGAATAACGATACTTATATATGGTGATCCATTAGAACCAAATACGATGTCATTTTCATTGTACACCACGTTAGAGTTCCATATTTGGAATGCGCCACTAGCACTTGCGCCGCCGACAGGGTCAACGTCGAATAGCTGATTCCCGTTTATGTCTGTCAGTCTTACTCTTGCTGATTGGCTAAAGAATATGTTTGGCACTTCGCCGCGGCTACCTAAAGTTACTGGATTGGCAATCGGAGCTGATTCATTTATATCAGCGTATATGGAAAGAATAGTATTGCTTCCACTTTCATAAAAAGTCAGTTCTCCGCCTGCTGCGAGGTCGCCATTTTCTAAAATAAACTGAGGTATTGGATTATTGAATCTGGACATTTTCTTCCTCGTCTTCTTCATTTTGAGTTAAAGGTGCAGCTAGTATAACGCGACGCGCCCTGATGCCGTTAGCTATTTCTATGGCTTCTTTTTCTAACTTGCTGCCGCGCAACTTAATATCATTTAATTTAATTCTTGGGTCAGCGAGAAACTCAGCTAACATCATCGGGTCGCGCTTCCCTTTGGGGACTGACTTAAGATATTGAGTCACGACTTCTTCGCCTCTAGCGCCGCCTTGTATTTTAGCAACGATGGATTTTGCGGCTTTATTTTGTATTTTAGTTTCGCCAGTAAGGGTATCAGCTAAAACGCGGGCTGGGCCAACAATCGGCATTTGCCTTACTCTTGTTGAGCCGAATGCTCTGTACACTCTAGCTAAGCCGATTACTGCGCCGACAGGCGTTGCCTTTATGCCTAGTGAGCCCATCATCTTTAAGAAGTTTCTTTCATCCAGCAGCGGCTTTCCTCGAAGTAAATCCTCCATAGCGCCTATTTCAGCCTTGCCATAAAATTTACGTTGCTGCGGCTTTCTTAGAATGCTGTTAATGCCTTTCTTAAATTCATCAATCGTTCCTTTTGGCGTGTCTTTTAGACTTGCGTAATATGAAGCGAGTTTTATATTCTCTGAGCGTATTACGCGGCCTGATAATTCACGAGCCGTTCCGAACATTTTTCGTAATGTTTTGCCATCTATTTCCGACGCTGAAACATTTAGCAAGCCTTGGCCTTTAGTAAGGTTATACGTAAAGGCGTCTAATGAACGAGCCGCGGAATCTATTGCGAATCTTTGTTCAGGCGTTTTAGAGGCATAGCCCTGATACAAGAACTTTTTAGTGTCTTCTAATTTACCAATGCGCTCTTTTCTTACACTGGGCAACGAGCCTTGCTGATCACGAATTATGGGATTGTTTCTCCTTATTGCATCTAGTTGATTGCCCAAGCCTAGCTCCTTAACCGCAATGCCGCTATCAAGTAACTGCGCTTCAATATAGTCCGCTGCTTTTGCAATCGTTCCGCCTTTTAGCGCGACTCCTTTTTGATCGAACTCTGCATACAGTTGATTCCGAATTTCGGTCATCTTTTGTAGGTTATCGCCTACCTCTAGCTGAGAATTCCTAATATCTTTGGGTGTAACATTTTTAGCCGTTTTAGCGAACTTAACGGGGAGCATAGCAGGTATCACGTCGATAAGAAGCTCAGGCGCGGCGACACTAGCTTCGGCCATTACTCTTGAGCCTGTCTTTTCCTCGACAGAATCTTTAAAGGCGTTGATGCTATTGCCTATTGCTTGCAAAGCGCCGCCTGCACCAGAGCCGTCTATTGCTGCTGCAATTCCGTTCTTAGCCATTTCTTGCAGTCTTTTACCAGACTCGGTGCGCGGCTCATAATCGAAAAACTTGCGCACGTCTTTTTGCCGCTGAATCACTTCCTCTTCTGAAGGTTCGCCCATGCTGCCAGTGAAAGGCTGTCTTAGTAGTCTTTGGCCTTTTACATATGCATCGCCTATTTTTTGCACGTTGCTTACTACATCGCCAACTAAATTTGCGCCTGCATCTAATAAGTTTTCTCCCAATCCAACTGTATCCTTAGCTGTGCCTGCGATAGCGCCGCCGAAGGTTTCTAAGAATCCTGCATCAGCGGGCATAGGTTGCCGCTCAGGCTCAACTTCAGGAGCTGGAGCGGATTGCTGCTGCTCAAGCAATGCTTTCTTTTTTTGTAGTAGCTCTAAGTATCGTTGCTGTTCTTCTTCTTCGGTCATTATAGCTTACCGCCTAGTTGGTTTATTTCGTCCTCTAAGGCTTTAATCTGCTTCTGTATCGGCGTCATAGGAGGCGCATCGCCTAATCCTCCAGTGCCGCCGATAGCCGCTTCGAGGTCGCGCTCGTTGTTGGCTGATGTTCTAGCGCGGTCGCGTTCCTCTCGTTGGCTAGTTACAAGGCGTTCGTAATACTGATCAAAGCGCTCGTTTTTCTTAACTTCCATACCGCGTAAAGTGCCAGCTTGCTTGGCTATGTTGAAGCCGCCAAACATTTCCGAAAACTCAGAGCGACCATTTTTAAGCCTTGATAATCGGTCTTTAGTCGCTGCATAGGCTCTAAACCAGTTGGCCATTTGCCTGGCGTTGTTTGTTGATTTCGGATAACCTTCGCTGATAATTGCAATATCTCTATCCGATGCAACGCCAGGTGGAAGGTCACCTATGATGCCGCTGTTGATTAACCTTGTGGCCTCTTTCCTCATGAATGACTCTGCATTCTCTTGTCCTGTAATTGTGCGAAGAAACCGTTCAGCCATAGCTGGAACGCCAGCATCATCAATTGATGGATCAGCCGCTACTTCTGCATAAGCATCGGCTAAGCGTGAAGCAGTTCTGGATTCATTAGCGAACTTCTCTGACTCAAGACCAGCATCTACAATAAATTTAGAGACATCTTTTCCTGGCTTGTAGTCCTCGCTACCGTCTTGCGGCTTAACGCCGCCAGTAAATTGCTTGGACATAGTTTGGTTAGTCTTATTAAAGACGTTATAATATTCATTGCCTTGTGCATCTACGGACTTGCTCAAAACCTCTAAGTCATCTGGACTAGGAACTTCAAGATAGCCGCCTTGCTGTCCCATTTGCATTCCTATGTCTAGCATCTGGTTTATTTTTGTTATATCGCCAGTATTAAATGCGTCTACTATCATTTGCGTTTCTTTGTTAGGTTGCTGACCGTCCTTAAGCATCTGGTTACGCTGCTCCACCATATTAGCCGCGGCTTCGATTTGTCCGTTGTCGGCTAGAATCTTGGCTTCTTCGATGGTGTCGTACATACTAGTCATTGATTCTTCGTTCATTTCGCTTTCAAACTCTCTATTTTGAATAGCAAAATCAGGATTAATTTCGAACATAAGTCGGTCGATGCCAGTAGTGCTTTTGCCGTTAGTGACCGCCTCTGCTCGTTGCTTCACTAAGCGGCTCAATCGCTCTTTCTCTTTAGTTGCGTTCTCTCTCATTAGCTTATCAGACTTTATGCTTTCCAACTTAGCTTTTTGATTCGCCAGTCCTAACACGTCGATGTTTAAGCCGTTTACATTGTAATTAAATTGCATTAAAAACCTCCTGATAGTTTACTCTGTCGAAGCCGTCTGGGAATGCGACCACCGCCGAAGGAATAAGCTTGCGAACTTCGTCAGACATAAAGCCCATAGCGCCGCCTGTCATATGCTTCCAGTTCCAAGTGTAAACTGTTAGGCCGTTGTAATCGTCCACCGCCTTAATATCTTTCTTAAGTCTGCGGTCAGATAACATAAGAGCGCTGATGCCCGTTCCGATGGTGTTGTTAATGGCATTGGCTTTTCCAGTGATTCCTGCCGCGTTAGCCGCGCCTATGCTTTGTTGCATTCCAGCTAATGCCGAGCCTTGTCCAGTGGCTAGGTTAGCAAGTATCGTTGCAAGTTGCTGTTGGCTCTGAGCATTTTGGCCGCCTAGTCCAGATAGTAAATTAGCTATGTTGGCGCTAAGGCCGCCGATTTGCTGGCCAGCCTGTTGGCCTTGTTGATTTTGCAGACCTGATAACTGCGATGCTTGTTGCTGGAATTGATTAGCGATTTGTTCGCCAGCTCTGGTTCTGCCTGCTGCTACTTGTCCGCCGATTCCCGCTGTTAAGTCCGCGGCGTTGTTTCCTGCGTTACTCATGAATCCAGCCGCTTGTGCGCCGAGTTGGCCAGTAAGGCCTGCGCCTTGTCCGAATAGATTAGCTTGGTCGCGTCCACCTTGAGCCTGCAATCCTGCTTGCTGTCCGAATAGATTGGCTTGGTCGCGTCCGCCTTGAGCTTGAATTCCTGCTTGCTGTCCAGATAGCTGAGCCTGAGCCTGTGCTGCTTGCATGTTCGCCGCCGATGCCGACTGAGCTAATTGGCTTTGTAGATTAGCGGCTGCTTGGCCCATCTGAGCTTCTAGTCCAGCGCCTTGGCCAGATAGTTGAGCTAAGGTTTGACCTAATTGGCCTTGCATCGAAGCGCCTTGTCCAGCGAGTTGGTTGCGCATTTGCGAGTTGTTACCGATTACATCCGCATTGGATTGGCCTTGCTGTCCTAGCATACTGGCTTGTTGTCCAGTAGCTTGAAGCCCTCTATTGGCCACGCCGCCGAGTCTATCGAATGACGATTGTAGTTGAGTAGACGCCAAACCTTGACCGAAGCGGGTTAGCTCTCTGTTTATTTCGCCGCCGCCTAGACCTCCTGTGGCTGCGCCTCCTGCTAGTACTGACCTCATGCCTTGTTCACGTATAAAATCGAACTCAGGGCTGTTCATCGTTTCGTTCATCGCGGCTTGTTGTTGCTCCGCTCCGAAAGCGCCAGATAAACGCGCTTGCTGGTTGTTAGCCTCCGCGCCGCCTTGGAAGTTTCCTAACGCATTTATGCCTGTATTAAAGCCTTGATTAACAGCGCCTAACGCTCTATTTTCAGAACCTACTAGTGCTTGACCAGCTTGATTAAGTTGATCAAGACCGCCTTGAGTTCCTGCTTGCGCTTGTTGAGCGCCTCTGTTAAGTCTTTCGCTGAGTCTTTGGTTAGCGCCGCTAAGCTGTCCTTGCGCACCGCTCATTGCGTTTTGCAATATGCTTTGAGAACGACTCATGGCCGAGCCTAATCCAGCGTTGGCTTGATTTATTCCTAATCCAGCTTGATTGACGCCGCCTTGAATCGCATTAGCGCCTTGGCCAAAGGCCATGTTGCCTGCGTTAAGACCGCCTTGAATCGCATTAGACCCTTGTCCAAGAAAGTTTTGAATTTGATTGTTAGCGCCGCCGAGCTGACCAAGAGCGCCTTGCGTTCCTTGTTGAATGGCGTTTAATCCGCCGCCCAGCGCTCCTTGCAAAGCCGACTCACTTCCAGCTAATCCTATCTGAGATTGCGACATCATCTGCTGAGTGGCCTGCTGTTGCTGTTGCAAATTAGCGGCTCTTTGGGCGTTTAAGTCAGGAGCTTGTTGTTGCTGCTGTTGAGGCTGATTAAGGCCGCTAAATATTCCTGATCTAGCCATTGGCGATATTTGTTGTTGTTGTTGGGGCGAATCGCCGCTTAGTAAATTTGCGAGTGGCCCGCTTATGCGCTGCGTGCTTGGCATCATCTGGTTTTGCATCATCGGAGGAGATTGATTCTGTTGATGTTGCACGGCGAAGTCACTGGGATTTCGTACCGACATTCTGGCAGGGTTAGACCTTCTATTTTTGCCTCCAAAGTCGCGCATGATTTGATTGTTTGGTCTTTGCATTATCGCTGCCTCTGATTAAATCCACCGAATTTGAGTCCACCGAATTCGATTGGCCCACCTTGGCCGCCGAGGAATCCCATGGCAGGAGACTGAAACGGCTGTCCATTAGGAAACTGCATTGGCCCCATTTGCGGTTGCGGCGACATTTCTGGAGCTTCTACGTCAGGCATTCCACCTAAAAATCCCATAGCATCGAAGTTTATTCCCTGTGGTTGCAAAGATTCGAAATTCACATCGCCGCCTAGTATAGCGTTAGCCATTTGCGGCGCGGCTTGAGCTATAGTATTTTGCGCGTTCATGTTGCCTTGATTTATAACGTCCATTTGAGGCATAAACCCTTGCTTCAGAACGTCCATTGACTGTTGAGTCCGTTTGTATCTTTCCATTTCTGCTGACTCAAATCGCGGCATTATTTCACGCTTGGCTTCTGCCGTGCCTTCTTTAAATTGCTTCATTGCATCTTGAGTGGCGCGGTTCTGCGCTCTTGCTGCATCTTTTGCGCTTCCGCCGAAAACTGCATCAACTATTTGGCCCATTATCTTATGCCTCTTTGATATAAAACTATGTCGTGTTGCTTGTTGTCTTTTGTGAATCCGCCTTTGTAACGGCCTACTTCTTTGAATTCCATCTTTCTGGCGAACAACGTCGCGTATCTTTTGCAAGTAGGGATGCTAGTAATCAATGATTTATACATGTTTGGTGAATTATCAATTACCCAAGTTATCGCAGCCTGCACAGCCGCCTGACTTTCTTGCCTGTGTTCTTTTTTTATAAAAGGATGAATTTCTAGCATAGTTCTATTATACGGCGAAAACTCAACAAAACCTAATAGAATATTACCACGCTTAATTTTAAGCCAGCAGTCGGTATAAACATTAATGTAATTTATTAAAGCATCTTCATTTGTGTCGTCCTCTACTATATCAGTAAAACAACTAACGACAACAGGCAAAATTGAATTTGCGGTATGGCATCTTGTTACGCTAATACCCATCCATCAACTCCTTCTGCTGTGCACTTAATATATATGATTGCGCCAGTGCCGCCCTCTAAATCGTAGTATATCGCGCCTACCTCCGCAAAAACATTTCCCTCTGGAGCGCCTACTCCTGTTATGGCTATCCTAGACTCGATTTCCTCTTGCGCAACGCGACCTTCGCTATTGAAAACTAAATTTTCATCGACGTAGGGACGTGCTTTAGGCAATCCACTAATCTTAGGCATTGGAAACTCCTTGCTTGTATTTAATTTCTAGCCCGAAGAAGCGCCGCTTTACAGGGTCACTGACAGTCACTTTAAAAATGCATAATCGACTGACGCGGCCATTTCTATACCAGACTTGTCTTATTTTTCTATTGCCTTCTGAGCCTAGCATTCTGGTTCTAGGGTCTTCGAAAACAACGCCGTCACGACTTATTTGCAACCTTACTTCTGGGTTTCTTTCCAACTCACTGCCCACGCCTGATTCGCAAAGCAGCTCTATCGACGGTAAACTAAAGCTATTGCCTAAATTATACAAAGGACTTGTCGTGAAAAAGCTTATCATAGCTTCGTCGTATTCTGTGTATGTCGTTTCGCTTATTAGTCCTATTCTACCGTCCTCTGCGTCTCCTGCAAAAAGTTCGTTATATGCGCTGACTACGGATTGAATTCTGCATCGCTTTGTGACTTTACGATTATTAGCAAATACTTGGCTTTCTCTTTCATGCCATTGCCCTGTAGACACATCATATATAAAAGTCCAGCTGTCTGATGAAAAAGATACAAAGTCATGGCCGCGCAAAGAGTAAGCAAAACTAAATACCTGACCAATTTGCTCAGCGGATAGTTCGTGAAGTTTATTGTCTATGGCTGTGGTGCTAATCTTTTGCGGCTCACTTCCGCTAAACATAAGAGCGACTGGCTGTTCATTCGAGCCGTTGCCTATCCAAAATACATTAGCGCCGAGCTTAATGACTGAAAAAGGTGATGCGCAACCGCGAGTAAGAACAAAGCCGTTTATTCTTTGAAATGGCACGCCTGCGCCGCCTATGTTTCGAAATGTTTCTGTGGTCTTAGCGCCAAGTAAATAAAGCTGATTTTTGTATACGAACGGAGCGACTATGTTATCAGGGTCTGCTTCCGCTGTAATTGAGTCTAATGCGTTCCAACTAAACCCGTCGTTGATTCCGCTGATTATTGCCTTTCTGCTATTTGTTGTCGCTATGAAATAACCATCTAAATAGACGACTTGTTGCGGCGTACCGTTGGCTGTAAATCCATTAGACGTTATTGGTTGAACGCTTGCGTTTTCAGAAGTCGAAGGTTGGTATATAAACCCAGAACCAGAATTGTTAATTATTATTAATTGAACGCCGTTGTCTGACATGCTGCACAACCCTGTTCCGTCAATAGCGCCGACCGATACTGGATTATAAGCTATCGTACCGCCAAATAAAACAGAACGAACTAGCTTGAAAAGCTGTTGCCCGTTTATAAAATACGGAACGCCGTTAAAAGACCATGCGCCTCTATTCCTATCAGCGGCCTTACGGCTGGTATTAGCGACTTCTATAAGTCCTTGAACCTCGAATAGACTATCAGGCGTTAACGCAGGAGCTTGTGGTATATTGGGGAATAGTCCCACGCATCGCTGGTTTGCAAAAGGCAAGGAGTCGGATTGATAAAAACCAGCCCCTAAAGGCAAAGACATATTAGCCATATTAGCTTGCTCTGATTAGAAGTTGATTAAGCTCTATGTTAGCGGTGGAGGTGCCATTAGCAAAGCCCACTTCAATAAAGTCACCAGCATTTAATGTAACGCCCCAAGCCAAAGTAACCACAGATGGAAGCTCTGTACTAATAAAGCTTGTTACTGAACTAGCATCTATTTTTGTTCCATTTAAAAAGTATGCTATTTTTACTGCTTGGTCTGTATTGGCCGCAGGTTCAAGGCCGCAGGTAGTATCTAACCTGCAAAACAACGGGCGCTTTCCGTTATATGTAATTCGTCCGCCTGTTGCGTTGCTGAAATAATCGGCCGTGTTAGATGTGTATGTGCCAGAAGCAAGAACGTATGCATCTATTGTCGCAATAGTAACCACCGCTGATGCGGCAAGAAATATTTGCGAAGCTGGCATAGTGTTAGGAATGCCAGCGACTTGATTGAATTCCCAACCAATATTTCCATATGCAACTACATCTAACGCTGCGATGCCGCCGATTAGAGTGATTGAGTTAATAAGCGCATACGCATCAGCCGTTAAATTGGCCGCGCCTACTCCTTTAATAAGAGATTGGCCTGAAACAGAAGCTAGAACCTCAATCGCGGTCATGTCAATATTATTAAATGTAGCTGTTCCGAAATTTACAAAGTCTAGCGCAGCGTTTGTGGCATTATTAATCACTAAATTTCTACAAGAGAATCGCCTGTTTGTTTGCGCTAAGTAAACGAACCCAGTTGCGCCTGTTATAAGCTCTATGAGAACATTGTCTATCGTTACAGATTCTTTACTGAGATTACCTAAATTGGCTACTTCGCGGATAATAACGTAGCCTATATAAAAAGAGCCGTTGGTGTTATTATTATTTATTAATGTTCCATTAGGGCAGTCAAGCGCTATTTCCTTTAAAACAAATGCGCCTTGTCCGTTAGTGAACATAACGCCAGTGCCTGTATATTCTAGCGTTACTATTCTTGGGTCAACAGACCTTATGACTGTGTTATTCGAAGTCAAAAAGCGGTTTGTTGTTGTTATGGAATTGCTAATTAAATAATCAGTATCGGCCGCTAATGTAATTACTCCCGCGGATGCAGGCGGAAAGTCAGCCAGCGCGGTTATTATGGCTGTGCGATTAGAAACATCGACTTGGCTGTTATCTATTATTATTTTATTATTTTCTTGGGTAATGGCAATCCCTCTGCCCGCGAACAAACGCCTCATTTCTATAGTGGATGAAGTTCTGTCTTTAATTATTCCTGCGCCGTCTACTGATGAGCCAGCGTTATTAAATTGCCCATTAATACTTACAGCGCCTAGTGGACTTACTGCTGCGGATATGCCTTGTCCCCCTAATATTCCGCGAATAATATAGTTGGGCGCTGTTCCTGTCAAAACAGGCGTTGCGCCTCCTGCGTTTGCGGAGATTATTGCTCCTGTTAGTCCTAGTGATGTGGCTAGATTACCGACCGTTACGCGATACAACTGGTCATTAGATACTATTGGTAATTGATCAGAAGAAGAAACGACTGTTTTGCCTAATGCAGCGGCAAGCTCTTGTGGTATGGTTTTACAAGCCATTTTTGTCACCATTGGTTGGATATACGTTTAAATCTTGGTCTTCACAAGTTCCAGGAAAGAATGGATCATCCGAGAAGCCGCCACTATCATACTCATTGCCTGAGCCCAGAGGAACATTGCCGCTGAAGTTCGCCTTGCCTATTTGAACACCGTAGTTTTCCATAATAACCATTGACATCATAGCGTTGTTTCTGAGGTCAGGACTTATTGGCATGTCGTAGCCGCTGGCTAAGCGAAGCGCTAAATTAAATACGATTGATTCTGTAATACCAGCGGGGACTGTGAGGATGTCATTAGGCGCATTAACATATGTGTACCCTACTTTAACGCCGTCTAGCGATAACGATGCCATCATGCGGTTCATGTAGCGTATGCCCGCGCTCATTTCAATCGGCTCAACTGTTTGTTCATCAGCTTGTATTGTTAACTCCGACAACGCGTCACGAACCACCTGCCCTGCTGTCTGCTGAAATCCGATTGGGTTTCTGTCTACTCTTGATGGTTCGCTCATAGTTGCCTCGGATTATTCGAAAATTACACTGGACTGCGCGGCTTTAGCCTTGGCTTCCTTTTCAATGCGCTCCTTCTTTTTCTTTGCAGCTACATCTTTCTTTTTCTTTGCTTCTTTTTTAGCCTTAGCTTCATCCGCCTTAGCTTTAGTATCCGCCAAGTCGGCAAAGTCTACATTAATTCCGCTTACGTTGTAATTTGGTTGCATGCATCACCTATTTCTTTACGTTGATTTTGATGGTCTTCTCTTTTTGCGGCGCTTTACCTTCAGGCTCATCAATAGTCCAGCCGTTTCTCATCATGACTTCAGCCGCATCAAAATGGTCGTTAATGGTTATTGTTTTACCGTTTGGTTTATACATGTTGAGTTTTTTCATTTTATATCCTTACTAAAAAGCGGCCAAACACGAAGGAATGGCCGCAACCGAGGGAGTAACCTTTATGCAGGCGTGCCGTAGCCAAGACCAGCAAAGAACGGGTTGAATGTCACAAACGCAGGAAGTAAATCGAAACGTACTTTCTGGGTGTTTGCATCACCATCCGCATACTTAGATACGCGTAGCGAGAAACCATCTTCAGTTGTCGCAATTGTATCTGTGCTGTATAGCTTGGGTAGCTTAACGGTAGCTAAACCAAATGCTTGCTTTTGGAAGAACAAGTTTGGTTGCGCTGTATAACCGTTAGCGCCTAGTACTGTCACCACGTCATTATCCGCTATGGCCGTATCAATAGTGTTGTATTGACCATTAGCTTCGTGGACTGCTGGGCCAGTAACAACGACATCAACAGCGCCGTCTGCTCCAATAGTAACGTCAGCGACAACAGTAGCACGAAACTTAACGCGTGCGCCAGAGCCGTCAACAAATGGTAACCGCGTGGACTGGTTTAAGTAATGGCGGCCTGTTACTTCTAAAACAGAACCAGCTACAATTACCGCGTTGGCTTGAAGACCATCAATAGACCACGTTTGAATCATGGTGTCTTTTACTGATACATATGTTTGCGTAGGAACGCCAGCAAATGCACCCGCACGGTCAGCAAAGCTTCCGCCATCGCTGATAGAGCTAAGGGTGTTTGCGGCAATTGCGCGTAAACCACCGAAGCTATCAGAAATCTGAGCCTTTTCCCAAGCTGTCCTAACTAAAGAATCAGCGGCTGTTAGTCCACTTTGAGCGCTTGCAAGCTCAGTGGCTACAAACGGGTTCATCGCGTAAAAAACTTCACTGTCCATCGGGCAACCGATAGATGTCATTAACGCGCCTGCGCCTGCAACATGACTCCACTCTTTAACAGGAGAGCCAGGAGTTCCAACAGATAATCCCGCATTAGTGCGCATATAGGCCGCTAAGGACGTTTCCAAAGTAGTCACAGCGCGAGTTGCCATAGGCGCAAGTAGCTGCTCCATTTGGTCAGACTCCAGTGCTTCTTCAATGTTCGACCATTCAGTGGCTATAGTGATATAGTCCTGCACTACTGCAGTTGCCTTACCAGTAATAACATCTGATTTAGTCGAGCCGCTAATATCGCCGCCTGATGTACGTATTGCATTAAAGTCGGTGGGGCGTTTCACTGAAACAGTTCCACCAGTTCGTGGCGTAAAACGCCCTTGTATTAATTGTGTGTCGATTGATTTGGAAAGCACTTTGCTTGATTCAAATTTTTCTAAGAAGACACGTGCAAGGTCTTCTACGACGTTACTGTTGAAATTATTAGCCATGATTTATTACCTATTCAAATTTTGTTTTAGAGCCAGTCAGCGGATATTTATCTCTTCTGTCTGGTGTTCCACCCTTCGACCGATTTGTAGGCGGCAGGGTGTTAGACTTTATTCGCTTCGAATTAAGCTTGGGCTTAATTTTCTGCTCGATGTATAATGCTGCGCGAATAGGGCTTGAGTTGGCCACTTCTAGTAGGTCTGCCATATTAGTAGAAAGAAACTTTGTAATGGCTGGGCCACTTTCGTCCTGTAATATGTGCATCGCTACGTCGTTGTGTAATCCTACTTGAGAAATAATATTACCTGCAGTAGACAACTCCTGCTGACTTACACCAAGCTTTTTAGCTCGACTCGTGTATGCCGTTGCTGCAGTTTGCATTTCCTGCTGTTGTTGCTGCTGGCTTTGATTAGTTCTCTGCTGGGATTGAGTCTCAAAGTTTTGCTTTTGCTGTTGCCAAGCCACTCTATCTGTAATAGCCTTATCTCGTGACCGTATCGCTTCTTGAAATTCCGCCGTGCTAACATCATCAGGGTCGGGTAAATCATAAACTTGCGGCTCTTGACTATTCAGAATTTGCTGTTGCAGCTTTTGCAATTCTTCTTGTCTCGTCTCAGCTAATTTCTCAGCTTCTTTGCGCTTTCTGGTCAGCTCACCAATGCGTTCCTCGACTTTGGCGTTCTGCGCGTCTTTTACTTCGTGGTCGCTCTCACTATCGGGGTCTGAATCCGCTGAGTTTGCATCAACTTCTTGCTCACCCTCTATGACACTGTCATCTTGTTCGTCGTTTTCCAAGATATCATCATTTTCCAGCTCTAAATCATCGTTTGCATCGGTACTCATTTGTAGCCCCTTAGTAGGTCACCTTGATATAGCTCAAGTCGCTTTTTGTTAATAGTAGCGGTAAACATCACAAAAGTCTATTATTCTATGATATTTTCTGCGGTTTGGTTAAAAGCTTTGGCCGCGGCTGAATTTACTATCACGTCCGCTCCCATCGCGTTCTTTATGTCAACAAGCAAATTACCCATTGCTTGCATCTTCTCGTTTTGCATTCTAATCATAGCGGCCATCTGATTAAACTGGTCGCGTGCGGCTTCTAGTTCTACTCTTTTGGCCTCTAATTCAATGCGTTCTTGCGTTTGTTGTATCTTCGCTCCGTCAACAGCAAGGTCACTTTGTAGCTTCTCTTGCTGTCCCATGTATTTAACTTCCATTTCTTTCATAGCAATCTGGTGAGAAGTAGCTTGATTCTGCTGCGCCATTAGTGCAGTCTCCGCTTTCATCTGCTCAATCTTCATTGCCATTTCTTCGACGCTAGGCTCTTGAGGTTTATTGGCCGCCTCTTGTGCTGCCGCTCTCTCGTCTTCCGTCATCTGCTCGATAGGTATAACGCCGTTGTTGAGCGCTATTGATCTCATACGCTCTGCTATTTTATCGAATCCAGGCGCATTAATATTCTTTAACCATATGTCGCCAGCAACTTGTATTAAACTAGGGTCGCGTTCCATAGCTCGCAAGAACATTTCCGATGACTCTTGCTGACGGTTCTTGTATGCTGGGCCAATGTCACAAACCACATCATACTTGCCTTGCGTTAGGTCGTTTAATGTTACGTCTTGGCCGCTTTGTTCGTCCGTGACTACATTGTTCATCATAATCATTTCGATAGTGCCATCTTCTTTTAAAAGTCGCACTTGTCTGGTAGCGTCATAAACATAAGGGATTGCTTTGTTTAATACTATGCCTGTTCTGCGTATCGCAGTCTCCATAGCCTCGAAGTATACGCTCGTACCGTTATTTCCGCGGTCAATCTGCTTCTCTATCGCTACGCCGCTCTGTAAATTAGTATTAGCGCCCATGTTAGCTGCAAACATGCCAGCGCTTCGGCTAATGGATTCATCTGAGCTTTGAATTAGTAATTGAACAGCGGCATTTGGGCTGCTTGCTCCACCTTCATAAGGCGGCGGCACTGCTCCTTGCGCGTTATAGAACTGCACTGGTTCCATGTTGGTGTTCATGGTTCTGATAGATTCTTCGTGCCCACGAGCTTGTCCCTTGGTCATGAATATTTTCTTACGTGGCGCCAATGCGACTTCTTCTACATTACGACTGACCGCGTAGTTGTGAACGCGCTGCATGTCCATTAACTTTTCGACCGCGCCGCGATATATAATTTTGCCTTCCGCTACTTCGAAATTACCATAACAGGGAATTATTGGAATGCTATCGAAAACCGTTTTTTGTTCTTCGCTTATCCAGCCGTTAGCATCTAACATTCTAAAGCAGCAAACATCGCGTGTCACTTCTCTGGAATCCTCGACTGTTATTCCCGCTGCAGCCAGCTCGTCTAATACGCTTTCTGTACCTTGGTCTGCGCGCAGCACTTTCCCGTCAGACATCAGTAAGACGGTAGACTTTTCTTTCTTTAGCCAGTAGTAATGGCCGATAGTAACCGCGTCAGGCTTGTAGTAATATGCATTGTTCCACGAGTCGTTGCCTATGCTGACCAGAGACTTGCCTGGAAAATCTTCTGCAGCGTGGTCTTTGGAAATGTAATGCAAAACGACACCCCATCGCGCTTCAGAGCCGTCATTAGACAAATCGCCTGGGTCTAGCCACACTCTAGCGTGAGCATCGTGAATTGACTCCACCATTAAATCTTGATCAAAGCTTTCTGAGTCATAATAGTCGTTAGTAACTAACCAAGCGCTAAATCCGCCTTTTATCATCTTACGCCCCGCCTGAGCGAAAATAGAATCAGCGTCACTTAGGTTGCGTATATTTCTTATAAGCCCGTCGCGCATGTTAGCGAGAGCGAGAGTGGCATCCCCGCCCGCGGGTCTAACTTTTATACTAAATTCGGCATTTTCCATCTCACCAGCTATCTGGTTAATGATGGGATTGGTGCGGTCATCGGTGTAACGAGGCTTGCCGCGCATTTTCGTTATAATGTCTGGTTCCCACTGCCCGTCTTTTTTATCTACAAAGTTATGGGCTTCACGCACGTTAGAACGCATATCGCGCTGAGTGCCTTGCGCTTCTCTTATCTTTATTACAATGTCGCTTGCTTTCATTATTCCCACCAAGAGTCGAAGTTAATTATCGTTTCAGAAGTTCCATAGCTGATTTCAGGAATTTCCATGGCCATCGCAAAACAATCGGCGATATTCGGGCTAACGATTTTATGTTTACGCCACATTTCGTCCTTGCTCATCAACTGAATCTTACCTGCATTGTTATGCTTCTTAGGTATTCTACAAACCTCAGAGCGTAATTTATTTAACAGCGGCATATCGCCAGCTATAGAAATTATCTCATCAGGGTCGATGTAAGCCTTCATTTTGACAGCTTTAAAGGTCAACCACATGCGTTCGGCTAACTTAGTATAATACTGTGCCCGCTTATTAGCAAACATTTGTTTATTTGTTTTATCCCCTTCCGCCCACTTTCCTTCATAGGGCATATCTGGGTCATCAGGACTCTCAGAGCCGCGGTACATTCTAGCTTCGCACTTAATGCCGTTCAGCCCACGATCAACATCATCCCTTATTAGCGCTCCAAGACCATCGCCATCCCACACAAACAAATCGACCCGCTCCTGTCGTGCTTTGCGCAAGGCATCCTGCAAGTCGATGTTTCCGTTCTCACCAACAAACTCGCCGAAGTCATAGAAGTGTATGCCCTCGCGTATAGAATAACCCGTATTGTCTCGCCCAGTGTCCGAAGGGTCGAGCGCCATTATCTTAGCGCCAGTCGGTACAATGCCCAGAACCTGCGCGGCATCAATGCACGCATCGAACCATTCAGGCGGTATTAAACTATTCTCGACTTCTTCCAAGTAATGCCCCAACCATTTGTGATTATACTCCGCACGAGAAAGATTCTCATAGTCATCCGCTCTCTCTTGCTCCAACCCTGATCCAAGCCACCACGTTTCAGGCAAGTCGTTATAGTTCGCCTGCATAACCATTATGGTGTCGTCTTCATAGAAGCCGCACCTTTCCAGCGTGGGTTCTGCTCTTTCTAAATATTTCTTCGCCACTGCATTTTCGCGTGACTTCCTGTTCATGCTTATCCAGATTTCAGGAATCGCTAATTCCTCCAGCGTTATCTCGCCTTTCAAGTAAGACGTGGCCTGCAACGCGGTAAGACGAAGCGAGGCCGTTAACACACGCAATGTTTCTTCTGTCAGCGACTCACCTTCCTCAATCCATATACCGTCCAGCCCCTGCAAGATGCCTTTTAACGAGGTCACGTTGCGCTCCAATCCTTTATAGAATGTGTAGCCGCCTGAATCGTGAATATAGGTTCTGTTTTTTTCGATAAACTCCGCGTCCCAGCCGCACCGCTCTGATTCGTCTTTCAATGTACGGTGAACTGATTCGTCAATCGAGTTTTGGAATTCACGAGCGCAGCACCACTTTTTACCCATGCGCACTCTGGAGAGAACATAGTCAGCAACGAATGTCGTTTTTGTAGAAGCTCTGCCGCCGACAAATATCTTTACACGCTTAGGCCGCGTAATGGCTGGGCCGAACTGCTGTAGGCATTCGATGTCTATGGAAATCTCCTTGATAGAATCTAATTGTGGCCCAATTATACCTTAAAAAATTATTTTCAGCAAATGATATTTTAATCTGTCCTATTTATACGGGGAAAAATAAATCTGGCTCGTGAATAGATGGAAAAATTTCGTGGAGGGGCGTACTAGATATAAATATAATTCAAGTAACTTTAAACAGGAGTATACTACCCCC